TTACGAGAGCGAGGTTTCGCGCAACCGAACCTGTATCTTTACCCTGAAGAGCCTTATTGTTGTCGAGGAGGATACCCTGACCAGCCCAGTTTATCTCAACCGCGAGGGTATTTAGCTTACCATTCGTCGTGATCTGCTTAACCACACTAGCGTCGTTCTTGTAGAACAGTTCAGTAATACCACCAACATCCTTCGAGTATATATATCCCTCGTTTGCGCTAGCAGTCGGGTCGGCACCCTGCTCCTGTAGCGTGACCTTATTGTGCTTCCCCGCGTTTGTCGTGTCGTCCCAGTCGTGGTCAACCTCCCCTCGCTCGCGTATATCACGCTTGAGGTTCCGTATAACCGTACCTAGCGTATTAGCTAGATCTCCATCTGCAGGGATCGCTTCATATCCAGCGTTCCAGGTTGTAGTAAGCGGCATTAGTACTCCCCATGTACGAAGGGATCTCGCCAATATTCATTAGCATACGGAGCACTCGTCTCGCTAGTACCATCAGGGATGCGACTCTCGTCAGGCTCATCGTCTTGATCGGCCTTCGCATCTCTGAGTAGGTCACTATAGATCGCGAACCACTGCTGAGCGTCTTCGCGCATCCCTAGGCTTTGCAGCAGATTGTGAGTTGCGAGCGCTATTATCATATCATCCTTGCCATCGAGATCTGACTTGGTGGTACTAGGTGTAGATTGCGTTGAGAAGTCGGTAGGCCATCGACTATAGCGCAAGGTCAAGCTATAAGCCGCAGCGGGTACACGATAGAGCTGTATGTTATTCTTCCACTCTACGTAGTTAGTAATATCCGACGTAGAGGTAGAAGTAGCATACGCTCGAGAGTCGGGAAATAGCCTATCCCACTGTCGAGGCAACCGTCGTACAAGTTTATGATCGGTAGAGAGATTCTCCACTATACGAATGCTGTGGATACGCCGCAGCTTATGCGCAGATCCTGAGAGTACCTTCGCATAGATATCTACAAACGCATCTGTATTTACGTTACCAGTTACAGCTATACCAATAGCTCTCTCTTCCTTCAACTCTGACCACTTAACTCCCTTAGCTCGCGCTATGCGCTGCTGAGCAAGATTCAAGTGGCGATATATTCTAGCGTAAGTCGGATCATCGTCGAGCGCACGCCCCGCGAGGTTCTTACTAACCTCCTCGGTAAGCTCGTCACGAGTGAGGATACCACCAAGCGCCATCTAAACCTCCAGCGGGAGAAGAGGCAGGCCTGGCCCCGTGAAAGGCCCACCCCCTCTCCCTGGTTAGCTGCCTTAGTAAGGCGCTATCACCATGCAGAACTTACCAGCAACCACTCCGTTTATGATAAGCGGAACATCGGCAACAGCAGCCATAGCAGCAAACGTCTTATCGGCGGCTCCGTACTTGTTCACCTGCCCGATAGTACCAACAGCGGCAGGATTGAAGTTAGCCGGGCCACGAACCTGCACCCACACGAAGTAGACTACCGTGAGTGTACCAGGAACCGTTGCAGTAAGCAGACCAGCTCCGATAAGTGTAGCATCGGCGAACTTCAGCGTAACCTTAGCGTTACCAAGGTCACTACCGCTAGTAGTATACGCCACAGGATCGCCAGCAACTCCTGCGACCGTCGCAGAGTTCACAAGCTGACAGTACTTGTAGATCTTAGATCCCTCAACACGAATATCACCAAGCTGGTCCTTCTGCACCAGTGAGACTTCGGTAAGTCCCTGAATGAAACCCTGCTTAAAGCCCGGCATCTATACTCCCTCCTACAGGGTGTTTATATTGAACATAACGCCGTGCACTCGACGGCGAGACGTCATAAGGTTACCAGCCGTGATGATCTGAGCAACCCTATCATTGATCTGCGACGGGATGGCCTTCCACTCCGTCATATCGAAGAACACCATAGGATCATACTTGAACTTGAAGAACTTACTAACAAGGAAGTACATCCTAGCAGCAGTTGCCTGAATATCCGAACTTGCGATAGCAGGTGCCCAGACCATCGGAACCCCACGGAACTCGATATTCTGGAAGCCGGCATCTCCGAGCTTCTGATTGGTAACACGACGCTGTGACAGCGTCTGCTGCCAGTAGATCTCAAAAGGATGCTTGCCCGTGATCAGAATATCAGGCGCATCGAGCCTAATATTGTTAGAACAAGCATTGAGCATCTTGTTCATCTCGTTCACGAGACTAGCAGCCGTCGAGATACCAGCCATGTCCTTGGTCTGATTACGCCACCAAGTATCAACCGAAGGGTCAATGCCGTGCAGCGTAGCAGCAGAGGCAGTAGGAACGTCGGCCACTATATCCTGAAGCCCGAGGAACTTCTTCGGGTTTGCCACTCGATTGAGGCCCGCAAGGGTCGTCTCGAGATCGTCCACGAGCGAGTCGCGTGCGTTCTCGAGCTTCGCGTTCATCAGCGAGACGATGGCGTTCTTGCCACGATTCTGCTGATCGTCCACACCAAAGCGGATAATATTAGCCGCCTGGTACTTCCAATCATCCTTCGCAATAGTCAAGAACTCCTTATCCGACAGGGCGAGGGACTCACCCTTGGAGACGTACACCACGTCAGCCTTGGCATACCGCAGAGGCTCGGTCATAAAGCGACCGCCCTCTACCTTCTCCAGTCCTCCATTCTGCCGCAGCCAGAACCAGAAGGGCGTAGCGTCGAAGATGTTATCACCGACTTCGCTCTTCATATTCTGCCACGTAGTCGTGTACAGGTTGTCAAGTTGCTCAGTAAGCGGACCGGCCATCTATATTACTCCCTTACCCTGCCGATATGGCAGCGAGGTGTTCATCGAGATCAAGTTCCTCCCAAGCCGCTTCTGCCGCGTCCTTCGCGCTCATGCGGGCTGACGAGGCGGTCTTACCGCTCGTCGGGAGGAGGCCACCAAACGACTTCTTACGATCGTCAGCAGCTTTCTTCTCCTTATCCATACGTTCCTTACCCCGCGCTTCATCGAGGCGACGAACCGTCTCGGGAGCGCGAGTCTTCGCAAGCGCGAAGGCGTCAGAGATATTCAGTTCAGGATAGGCCTCAAGTACCTCCTTGACCTCATTCTTGAACTCCCAGAACTCAGGATGCCTCTCAGCTACTTCCTTGAGCTCCTGGCGGATAGCAGCGGACTTTGTGCCCCCCTCCGCAGATGCGATACGTTCAGCTGCGGGTTGAACGTAGGCAGTTTCGATCTTCTTAAAGATATGATTCATGAGCTGACCGTTGGACATAGTCTCAACATCCACCTCACGTTCATCACTAGGTGCAGCACTTACAACTCGTTGATTCTTCTGCTCCTCGATACGACCCTTCACCATATCGAGTTCAGTGGTAAGGGTACGATTCTGTTGCAGAAGGAAGTTGAACGCCTGCTTAACCTGTGCCCCGCTCAACTCGTCTACTTTAGGCCCAGCAGACGCCTTAGCATCCTCTGCGACCTTCGTAGCAGCAGCAGCAGTTTCCTCTTCAGTAGGCATTATGCACTCCTCTTCTTTATAGCAGCGTCTCTTATACGCTGAGTAGTATTAGCAAATCTGGAGTTCTCGGCCTCAATAGCTCCATATATATTCGGTAGAGCGTCTTCAAACTGGCCCACGTATAGATACTGCACACCATCAATCTTTACCCCAGCCAGTACACCATTATCGAAAGATATATGAACTACACACTCACGCGCCACGATGTTTCCTCTCTCCCTCAAACTCCTCGAGGGTTTTCTCCGGGCTGGTCTTCCACGGTCCATTCTCGAGATACTCAGCCTGCTTGCCTCTGTTCTCGAGCTCCTTGCGAAGTTGCTGAGGTGTCTCAACTCGTATAGGGTTGAAGGCTATATCTCGCCAGGTGTCGGGCTCGAATAGCTGAATGCCACCGTGACCAAGCTTTATAACCTGCTTCACCTTATGCGTATATCCATAAGGACACACAACATAAGGCCGACGCACGATAGGACAGGTCACCTCGAAGTCCCTATCGCAAGCATCGCAGTAGAAGTCATAAAGAGGCATTATTGTTCACCGCCAGATTCGGATGGTATACTAGCTTGCTGACCCTTACCCTGCATATTACCCATAGACTGCTGTACCACGCCTGCGAACTGGGCAGGGTTTAGTACGCCAGTAGGACCACCGGCCTCGGGAGGAGGCAGGATACGCATTAGGTCGTCAAGCTCCACTCCATCTATCTCGGTAAGAAGATATTGAGTTAGCTTCACCGGGTCGATAAGCGGGTTGGTCTTGAGTAGAGTATAGAGCGCAGCGGCCTTGGCCTCCCTCGACTCGCGAGAGCGGGTAGCGACGGAGTCAGGATCTACCTTAACATTGTATCGACCAGCCTTCAACATACTGGGCTGAATCGACACCCAGATAGGTACACCTCCAGGCCCCACCACGTCCACGATCATCTGCTCATCCCACTTATCGAAGATAATCTCGTTCATCTCCACGATCATATCTCGAATCAAGTCCGCCATCGCGTCACGTCTCTCATCCACACGGATCTCACTACCTTGCTGCACGATTGAGGCTTCGGTAGCGCTTGTATCGCCACGACGAGATTGATACTCACCCATCTGATTGCGTGAGAATCCTATCGCATCTCGAACATCTTGTATCACAAGCTGCTTTGCTTGGATAAGATCCTGCGGGATATTAGCGACTTGCCAATGTATGATCTTGGATATATCATTGACGCTGATGGCAGCGCCTACATCCTCCGAGACCATCTTCGCCAGCTCATCCTCGGTTATATTACCTTGCTCGAATAGGAACTTAATGAGCGAGAGCCGGCGGTGCTTCATTATCTGCGTATTGATCTCGTTGAGCTCAAGCTGATGCGGCTCGAGGATCTTCGCGTCGGGCAGGCCCCAGAAGCAATCACTATCCGGGTTGAGCACCAGCGGGAAGAACGGATGGCGTCTCTCCTGCAACTTATCCTGCTCAGGATCGAGTAGCAAACGGCCGCCACCAGCGTTAGGAGAGAACACAAACACCCGCTGGTACTTCCTATCTCGCACTTCATACAGGTCGATCTCATCGAGGCGTCGCATTATAGACGACCCAGCGTAGGAGGTATCGTCTACATAACCTACTAGCGATTCAGTGTTGCGAAGTCGCTTATCGCTCTTCACATCGTCGGTGGGGCGGCGGATCTTATGTGCCACCCAGCGAGCTTCACTAATACGCCTACAGCGATCGGGAACTACGAAGTTACGAGCTGAGATGCGCATAAACCAGGGCATATCAGCGTAGACATTGCTGGAGTACTCGAGGAACTCGCCGCCCTTACCCACAGGAGCGGAGACAGGCCCCATGAAGCCGGGGGAGGATGTGAACTCTCCGCCATACCCGAGCTTCCCAATCCCAGTACCCATGAAGAAGCTATCCTGCACCATATCCTTAGCAGCGCCTTTAAGATCCATACCATCTATTAGCTTGTTATCAATCCTATTGAGCACAAGCGCGAAGGCCATGTTTATATAGCCGGGCATCGAAGGTCGCACGCTAACAGCTGGGTTACGGAAGTACACACGCGGTACCAACGTGCGAACCATCGAATAGAATATATTAACCGGGAGTACACCCTTACGGAACTGGCCCTTGTAGTACCTGCGCCACCGCTCCCAGTCGGTCTGGAAGGCCTCCTTCTGCCTATACAGCTCTCCTGCTCTAATCTGGTCCATCCACCAGGTTAGATCGGGCCTTCCTTTGATGTATCCTTCAGCCATTTCGACTCCAGAACTTCCACCAGGGTCGCTCTCTCTCCGCATAGCTTGATACAAAGCCACGTATGAAGATATCGCGAGCCATTGGCGGTATATAGATGTTTCCGTTCAAACTATTTGCGTGGTACATAATAGGAGCGGCACCACCAGATCGTTCGTACGCATAGAGTAGTTCGAGATCATTAGTCAGTATCAAGTCAGCGTCTTTCATATGAGGCCGCCAGCTAGATATATGAACTACCTCATGCTTATCTATAGCAGGCTCATGCGTGCTAGAGTCTGGAAAGTAATAAGACACATTACAGCCCATATCTGCAAGCTTTGCCGCTGTCTCGTAGAGGCCAGGGTTCTCGGTACTGGCGAGAACTAGGATATGCACATAAGCTCCATCCGTGCCATTTTGGCACGATTTTAGCGGTAACCAACCGTAGCTAGACCAATCGTATCTTGCGTTACTGTAATCTTCAAAGGGTCACCAGTAGCTCTACCTATAAACATCGGGAGGCCGGCGTTCCTAAACTCCCACGCTGCCCCCGCGACTAGCTGGATTCTACCTACGATCGTAGCGTTAGAGATAATCTGTATCAAGTTAGCCAAGGCCGACGTGTTTTGCAGCAGCAAGTAGTAGGCAAGAAACGTCTTTCCACTCGCAGGCGTGAATATCGTTAGTGTACCCGCACCCACCTGGCTTATATCTATAACCTGTAACGCTACCGCGTTAGCGATATCTCCCAGGCCTTTAGTAGGTTGGATCGGCGGGAAACTCAATGTACTATCTCATCTTGATAAGATATAGGGAAGGTATAGTCACGCCCCCGAAGCTCCTCGAGCATGTGATCGAGGGCGAAAGGATCAATAGGTTTTCCAGCCCTATATCGGTGAGGTGTAGCGAGGAGAGCCGCTTTATTGAGACCAACTCCTGCGCACGCCGAAGCGATAACAGCATCATCTTCGCAGCCCTCCTGCGCTGCCATGCGGCCGTTCTCATGCTCAATAAACGTGGAGAGCTGTGCCTTCAGTAGTGGACTATGGATGGTCCACTCGTTAGCGAGAAGCGACCTCAACTTACCTATCATCAAAGGCTTACTGCGAACCGTCGTTCTATAGCCGATCTTCGAGAGCTGCGTCGCCTCACCGGGACTTCGTACACCACCGGGAGTTGACTCCGAGTAAAGTTGTACCTCAGGATACTTCTTACGCAGGACGGCGATGGTCAAGATACCGTGGTTGTTGTTCTCAATGGTGGAAAAGGCCTTGTTGAAGGTCTTAGATAGCGTAGCAATCTTCTCCGCGAATAGCTCAGGGTCGACTCGATTGTTTGTGTACTCAGCAACCTGTTCATTAGTCTCTAAACAATACACCTCGACGACTGAACTATCCTTGCCAACCCCACCTGAAGGATCACCGCCAAGTGTATAGTGATAACCACGGATAGGATGAGGGTCGAGAATCCATAGTCCATTATCTACCCTCTTCCATCTATCGGTCGGTTCATATAGCACCTTGTGGAAGACAGATTCGCTAGACATCTGGAAGCACTCATCGAGGGTACGAGGGTACTCCTGCTTGAATGCGTTGAGATCGTAGTCGAGCTCGTCGAGCTTCATTCGACGCCACGCGAGTTGCTGGAGCGTTATCCCAGCGGCGAAGAGGGTCGGCTCTTCCCAATCAGGGTTTAGCGAGCGGCGCAACATCGCGAGATCCTCAGCGTCTAGCTGCATCTGGTACTCGGGGAAGATCTGCCACGGCAAGAAGTGCACTGACCATACCGACTTCCCTTCGTACGATCGCATACACCTACGATAGTAGTCATTAAAGCCGTTGCCGGTCGACTCGATGATTATCTCGCCAGTTTGAGGTACCGCTTGCAAGAGGCCCTTCATCAACTCAGGGGCACCGGGCCAGAAGGCGTACTCGCTGCAGTGGAGATGAGTAATAGTATCACCTCGACCAAACTGCCTCGATCCCGCCGTACCGAGGTAGAACATAGAGTTCATCTTCGGGAAGGTGATCTCGTTCTTGCTCATATTCTGCACGACCGGGGTAGCACCCTTCATATTGTCAATATAGTAGCGCACACGAGCTAGCAGGCGTTGAGTGGACTCCATGTCATGTGAGATGACGACAGCACGAGTATTCCTATACATGAGACAAGCTGCAAGAAATCTAGCCAAGACATATGAGGACACGCCCTCCTGCCGCGCCTTCGGGACTAGATCCCTCCCCGTAAGGGACTCGTCAACTAGCAGTTGAGTAGGCAGCAGCTTGAAGTCCACGTCCAATCCCTCTTTAGTAGGGATACGGAACATAGCCTCGATGATCTGCGCCTCTTTGGTCATATAAAGGCCGCGATTATATCTAGAATAGCGCTTAGCCCCTCAATACCGCCGCCGCCACTATCCTGCGTGTGGCTGTTATCTACAAAACCACCTCCATACGCTCCCCCAGTCTCGCCAGATGGAATAGGCGACTGGGATAGCATTCCAAGCTTACCACCTGTAGTGCTAAGATCACCCTTACCTATAAGGGACTGCCAAAAGTCGTTTGCATACAGGCCTTTTTTAGGTGCATTGGCCAGCGCCGAGATAGGACTGCCACCACTATCAGTACGTATCCCCATCTTATCTAGCCAGCCGCTATCAAGTAGGCTAGAGAGCCAACTGCCTTGACCCATCGCTCCACCCATCATAGCTATATCAACATCGCGTTGACGCCGCTAGCGCCAACCGCACCTGTGAGCTCAGCCCTGAAGTTACCAGCTCGGATATACACACTCAGTACATCAGGTACAGTTAGTGTAACCTGCGCGCCGTTTATGTCTCTAGCCTTGAACCAGTTAACATTATCCGGAGAAACCCAAAGGATAATAGTCCCACCTCCAAGCGTGCCCCAGGCATAGAAGGAGAACATGCACTCTCCATGACCGCGCTCTAGCCGCTGGTTCACAAAGGAAGCACCGACTGTATTAGACGATATAGTATCAAGTAGCTTCATCTACCAAAGCCTCCACCAAGGGCGAGCACGCTGCGCCTCGCACTCGGCATCTACATCACGAATCCACGAAACTGTATCGCGCAAGATGCCTACATTAGCACCTGCGCCTATAATCTGTTCCATCTCCCACACTCGATTGGGCGAGTCTCGAAAGCAACCTGAGGGATAGTCAGTCTTACCTACAAACCTTGTGCTAGCGCAACTACTTGCGCTTACGCTTACCAATCCAAGCACTATCACTCTGAGCGCGCTCTTTAGCACTTTTACCCTTCCTCTTCTCCTCATCGTGGAGGGCGTCCTCGATAGGGAGCTGCAAACCCTCCCGCTTGCCAAGCTTTCGAGCGAAGTATATCGCTACACCAACCACGATGAGTAGCACTACAGCAAGGGCTGCGATTATGTATATAGTAGTCATTGTATCAATCCTCAGGTGCTCTTCGATCAGCGTTCTTCATGGAGGGCTCGGTCGGGGTCGATGCCTTGCTTGACGAGGAAGGCCACCGCGAAGTGGATCGCCTTGCCGCGGTCCTTCGTGCTCACTGGTGAGGCCACCACCGAGCGGGCCCCACCCGAGGAGCGTGTTGATGGAGCCAGGCGCCGAGCTTT